CTATGACTTTTTGTTTTTCTGTTTCAAGTTCGCTCATGTCAATATTTAGCTATAAATATAAGACTATGCCAAGACTCTCACTTTACCGTCCTGAAAAGGGACCCGATTTCCGCTTCCTAGATCGAACCATTAACGAACAGTTTCAGGTTGGGGGCACCGATATCTTAATTCATAAGTATCTGGGACCGCAAGATCCTTTAGACGGGACCGCAACACCTGCGACACCTGTTAATGGAAACCCTATTCCTGAACTAGGAATACAGGATGTTCTGTTCATGGAAAACAGAGATAGGAAATACGCCAAAGATATCTACGTGTCTCGTGGAATTTATACCATGCAAGACATAGATTTTAATCTAAGTCAGTTTGGATTTTTCCTATCTAACGATAACATAATGATCACGTTTCATTTAAGAAGTACTGTAGAGTTATTGGGACGTAAAATTATGGCAGGCGATGTACTAGAATTGCCGCACTTAAAGGACGAATACGCTTTAGACGATGCCAGCGTGGCACTAAAACGTTTTTATGTTGTTACCGATGTAGCAAGGCCTGCTACAGGTTACAGTCAAACTTGGTATCCACACTTGCTACGTGCGAAATGTGAGCCATTAGTAGACACACAAGAGTTTGCTCAAATACTTGATCAGCCTGCTGAAGACGGCACTGATAATACTTTGAGAGATGTATTGTCGATCTACAATAAAAATATTGAAATTAACAATCAAATTCTTGCCCAGGCAGAAGAAGATGCCGGTCTTAGCGGTTACGATACTCAGCAATTTTATACACTTCCTGTAAATGATCAAGGATTGTTAGACATTGCCGATGTAACAGATGACCGAGATGCCAGCGAAGATGATCATACAGTAGATGCTAGTTCAGTATATGTAAATCCTATGAAGGATGTTTACGTAGGATACTTAACAGGTGACGGTATTCCTCCAAACGGAGCACCGTATACCTTTGGAATATCTTTTCCTTTTGGACCAACCGAAGGAGCGTTTCACTTACGAACAGATCACTTACCCAACAGATTGTTTAGATTTAACGGAAACACTTGGGTATTTGTTGAAAGTAACGTTAGAACCACAATGACTAATAAGCCAGTCAACGGATTACCGGCGGCACCTGCGTTAACTAGACATAATCAAGTTGGAAGTTTTATTAACAATAATAATACCGCTACTATTGCCGGAAAAGTTGTTGAAGAAAGACAGAGTCTTAGCAAAGCACTAAAGAAACAAAAACCACAGGCAGATAATTAATGGAACATTTTTACGACGGGCAGATTCGCCGATACTTAAATCAATTTATGAGGCTTATGAGCGGCTTTGGGTATAAAGACGGTCGTGGCAATATTGTACAAATTCCTGTTAGATATGGTGACATGTCCAGGCAGGTTGCCAGTGTCTTGAAAAAGAATAGTGAAAATATTTTAAACTCTGCTCCTTTTATTGCCTGCTATATTAAGACTTTAGATTTTGCTAGAGATAGATTACAAGATCCAACATACATAGGTAAAATGCACATTCGTGAAAGACAGTTTGGATACATTGATGAGAATCCCAACAGTCCTACGTTTGGTCAAACGATAGAAGATTACGCTAATGTACAGGGAGAAAATTATACTGTTGAAAGATTAATGCCGAGTCCCTATAATATAACGTTTTCAGCAGACATATGGTCAACTAACACTGATCAAAAGTTACAAATTTTAGAACAGATACTAGTATTGTTTCGTCCTGCCATGGAGATACAAACTACCAGTAACTATATTGACTGGACTAGTTTAAGCTATGTTGAACTAACTGGAGTTAATTGGTCTAGCAGACAGATTCCCCAGGGTACAGAAAACGATATAGATATCGCTACACTAACATTCACAACTCCTGTATGGATTACTCCTCCTGCTAAAGTTAAAAAATTAGGAATCATTACCAAGATTATTGCCAACGTGTTTGTAGAACCAACAGGAACAATTGGTACTGGTGATCTTGTGTTTAGTAATCCGGTCGCTCCTGTAGTTGTTACTCCTGGTAATTTTTCTATATTGTTATCAAACAACACAGGAAAGTTAATGGCACCGGGTGAAAATTTAATCATTAATGAATTGGGCACTATTCCTGTTAAAGGTGGAGTTAAAGTCAATTGGCAAACATTGCTTGATTTATATCCGGGTAACTTTAGAGCAGGCTTAAGCCACATAGAACTTACTAAACCCGATGGTGGGAAAATCGTAGGTTATCTAAGCATGAATCCGCTCGACGAATCAGACATGGAAATAATGAGCATTACATTTGACGGAGAAACATTGTTAAATTCTGATATTGCTGATTTAACAAGTTCTATAACTCGAGGATCAATAAACGCCATCATTGATCCTACTACATTTAATCCTGGTCAAACACCGAGTATAGATACTCGATATCTTATTTTAGAAGACATCGTAGCAACAGTTGACGGTCCGTCTGCGTGGCAAGAGGGGCAAGGTCAACCATTTAATGCCACAGCCAATGACATCATACAATTTGACGGCACAAAATGGAATGTTATTTTCAATTCATCAACAGTCACCGACGTTACATATATAACTAACTCATATACAGGTATACAATACAAATGGGACGGAGAACAATGGTCCAAGAGTATCGACGGCATGTATGACCCAGGAGAATGGCGTTTAGTTTTATGACAGAAATTATTTGTAGCGGTGGTTTGTTCTTTGCTAAAGATACGAAAAGATTTTTATTTCTTTTACGTAATCAAGGAAAGACAGCAGGCACATGGGGCATTGTTGGCGGCAAAAAAGAACCCGAAGATGCTACAGTTTATGATGGCCTAAAAAGAGAGATTGAAGAAGAAGTAGGTAAGACTCCTACTATTAAAAAAGTTATTCCGCTTGAATTATTCACTAGCGAAGATCAACATTTCCAATTTAATACATATATGTTGATAGTTGAAAAAGAATTTATTCCTGTGCTAAACGACGAGCATGTGGGATATGCTTGGTGTGATTTAAACTACTGGCCTAAGCCCTTACATCAGGGTGTAAAAAGAAGTCTGTCAAATAAAACTAACAGAACAAAAATAGAATTGCTATTAGAAATCCTTAGTTAATTACCAAGGTTTGTTTAGTGTAACAGTTGCCGGAACTACCTGTTGTTGGATTTGATTTGCTAGGTTATCTTTAAAGTCTTGTAGTACTTCTTCTCCTAGCGCAGATTCAACCCAGACTTGTACGAGATTTTGTGTTAGATAATTGAATTCTCTAAACTCCATAGAGTCGGGTTCTGATATTCCTACATTTCCAAAAAGTTGAGCGCCGTGACCTTCACCGTCTGTTGCGGATAGGATGTATTCAACATTGTGAACAACATTAGACATCCCGTTTAATGTTGGATGAGCTAGAAATCGGGGAAATTCCCATGTGTAAGTAATCATAATTTTATTTATCTCCAGTGAGCACCTTCGTACCACCCTGCTAGACTGTATCTAATACCAGATGTTACCGGCTTAACTTCGTGATATATTAAACTGGGAAACACGCAAACGGTGCCCTTTGCTCTTAAATTTTCTGCGTTTGGTTTATGGTTTACATCTATAAACTCTAGATCTCCGCCATCGTAACTAGTTGGGTCAGATAACTGTACAGTAAAACTTAATTTCCTATGTGTTTTTAAAGGACTTATAAAGTGTGTATCTTTATGCTGTTTATAGCATCCTTGGTTTTTAGAGTCGTAAGAAGCAAATTGTATTTCTGGCAAATATCTGTAGTCTACGCCGAACCAGGAATTATTAGCTGCCGCTACTAGTTTGTCTAGTTCGCTGTATAACCAGTTCCATTCGTTTGATCTACGTATCCATCTTACAGAGCTTCTGCGATAATCGTCGCTGGTACGAGTACTTTGAGGGCCTAGTGTAGCAGGCTCTTCAGTAATTTCTAAAGATTTTTTAATTATTTTGTCGCAAATTTCTGAACTAAAATGTTCTTTAAAATACGACCACTCGCCGATCATCGTCTATTATGGAGTTACAGGACCGTCTGCCTCTGCCTTAGATATCGCAATTTGTTCAGTGACAGTGACATTAGTTGTTGTACTATCAGCAAAAGAAAGAGTCTTTATGTTAGGCATTAGCGAATTTTCAATTACTGTGACGGCAACTTTTGATTTAACCCATTCAATGATTTGTTCTTTAGTTACCTGGTCAGCTGGTCTGAAATCTGTGATATTATCGATATCTAATTCAACTACACCCATTTGGCTTTTTGTTTTTCCCGAATCGGATGTAGCTGTGCACTGCCAGACAACACGATATACTACATCCTCGTTTCCTTCATGAGAATCTAGTAAATCTACATTTTGTAATGACCATGTATAGGTTGTTGCCATTTCTTATCTCCAGTAATTAAGCTAATATTTATCCTTCTGAACCGGGTCCCATTGGGCCGTTACCGGAAGGTTGTTGTTGCTGTACTTGTGGTCCAGCCTGTTGACGAATAGCATCGACCACTAAAAAACATGTTTCGTACGGCAGTTTGCCTAGGCCGGCCATTACGGTGTTTAGTTCATTAAGGTCTAATGTTAAAGTGATTTTTTGTTCTTGTGTCATGTTGGAAAACTCCTGTTATAGTATTATTTATATACGCAGTTAATAGGTGTTTAAATATCGGTTCTAGCAGGTTCTGCTACTGTAGGGATCGGAGTTACATTTGGATCCTGCCATGGCATTCTTTGAACTTGACGTTTGATATTTAAGTTTACGCCAATTTTTGCGGCGATTGAGTCGTTAATGTGAGCGCGATAATTTGGCTCTTCAGCTATTGGTTGAATCCAACTTAGTACCATTTCTTCTGTTAACTCGTCGTAAGGTACAAATTCGCCTTCGGGAACATCGACAGATGTAAAAGGTGTAGCACCGTCAAATTTTCCTTCATTTCCGTTTTCGTCCGTACCAGTTTTACGCCAGTAAGTTTGTACCACCGCGTTGCTGTTTGAGCCCTCATCTGAAACTTTCATCCCAGTTACTTCCCATTTAAATGTGACGGTAGAAGTTATGCCCCCTGGCCAACTCATTACGATTGATGCTGTTGTTGCTGTTGTTGACACAATAGTCTCCTGATTTATTTTAATAATTTATCCACTAACGCTTCTAATCTTTCAATTCTTGAAGATTGTTCATCGATTATTTTTTGTTGATCTTTTATTGCTTCGATTAGCAATGCTGATATAGTTCCGTACTCAACTGTTAGCACGGGCACTTTATCTTCTCCGCCTGGATTTTCAACGACCACTTCGGGAATTACTTTTTCAATTTCTTGAGCAATAACTCCTAGTTTTCTTGTCTTTGATTCATCGTCAATTCTGTTGTAGTAAACTCCGCGCAGTTTTAGAACTTTGGCTAGAGCATTATCAACGGTGAAAACGTTTTCTTTTAGTCTAGCGTCAGAATAAGATGTGATTGCGAAGAGCGCAGTAATGTTGCCGCCAAAAGACGCATTATTGTTTTCTAGATTTATCTCTAGAGGCCACGCACCGTTAACTGTTGCCCAGCTGCCAGGACCAACGTTGGTTCCACTACCGCGCAGAACGTACCATATGTTGCTGTTAACATGGATAAATGCTGAACGATGATCAGTATCTTGGAAAGTTATAGTTGGACTAGAGTTATTAATTCGGAAATTACCGTCCAGATACAAACTGCTTTGTACAGATTCACTGTTTGGATCGGAATAATAACCAGTGTTGTTACTGTCATAATAACGAGTGGCGTAGAAATCACCAGTGTTGGCATTGTTACCATACATGGCCACTTTGAACCAGCCGCTGTTGCCGGACCAGCTGTGTCTCCACCATAGGCTGTCTGTTGGCCCGCCCACCATCTGCCAACCGTAGCCGCTGTTACTACCGTTGACATAGTGATATGTTTGAATACCTACGTGGTGGCTGGTATCGCCTGGGCGGTTTTCAGCTCCAGCAGACCCCCAGCTGTCAATGAAACCGCTGCCATAGGTCATCATATCGTTAAAGGCAACACTACCCCAACCCATCTGTCCTGTCCAGTAGTTTGTATCACCAGTGATGTAAGGACGCCAGTTGTTATACTTGCCAGTTATACCAGTTTTAGCCTGGGTGGTTGTATTCCATCCGTTGATGTTTGAAGATCTATCGCCGTTTGGATTTAAGTAGTAACCAGTATCGTTCTGATCATAGAAGATCGGTGATCGCATGTCGCTGGTTGAACGAATACTACCTCCACCGAACGCACAATTCCAGCCGCCGTTTTCAAGCAATAGCATACCATGACTTGATAAGTTGGCAGACGCACCACCTTGGCCACCTGGATAACTCCACGCTAGTCCATACAAGTTACCTGTAGTAGTACCGTCGTCCGGTAGTACCCATGATTCACCCATACTC